ATCAGAATGGGCTTGTCCTCCAGCGTAAACATCTTGCCGCCTTGGCCATCCTCGGCCTTGAGGACAATCAGGTCCACCATCGCCTCGAACGAGGCCGACTGGAGGAAGTTGGGGTGCTTGCGCTGGATGCGGTTCAATTCGCCAGCAAGGAGTGGGCCGTAGTAGACCCGCTCTGGCTTGCCGTCTTCGCCCCACTCAGGCACATCCAAATGACGCTTCTGGCTCGTTCGAGCCTTGATCCGTTCTGCGATACTCATGCTAAACTCCTAGCTATTATGCCACAGTTGCGGTCGTCAGCGGTCCATTGCCTTGAACAGTGCTGGTCGATTCCACCATGCCGTCGAACGAGGCCGAGATGGTCTTGCCAGTGACAATGGCGGTGCCAGTCTTGTAGCTGTCGCCGCTCGTTGAGCCTTCCGGGTAGAAGTTCAGCGTCACTTCGCTGCCGACAACAAGCGCGCCCTGGCCGGTAGTGTCGGTTTCGTCCCAGAATACATCGACCGTGCCGCTCCATGCGCGAAGCGTGGTCGAGAAGCCGCGATAGGTGTCCCCCATCGTGGTGTTCTCAGTGGTGTCGGCGGTTTCCTCAACCGAGTAGGAGCGGATTTCCGCTACCGCATTAGCACCCACCTTGACGGTGCCTTCACTGCCAGTGTGAGTGGCCATTACGCTTCTCCTTCTTCGGCCTTAGCCTTGACTGCCTTTTTGACCGGGGCCTCATCGCTCCAGCCGATGCTCTTGTAATACTCTAAATCGACGGCACACGCTAGGATGCTGTCATTATCCTTGTAGACCCTGACCATTTTCATCGGGCTGTCTCCACATCGCCAATGGCGGTAATATACTCGACAGCGTAGACCAGTTTGGCGGAGGCAATCGCGCTCTCGCCTTGGACATTGATGTCGATCTCCGTGGCATTCAGAATAGTGGACTTCGCCAACCCGCCAAGATCAAATGACGCAGCGATGGCTTCCTCGATCTCGACGCACATGGTGTCGATGGTGTCTTGGACAGCCGTGGACGCGCCCTTGCAGTATGCCTCGACCACCACGTTGATGACCCGGCGCAGGGTGCGCGAACCGACCGTAATCAGGCTGCTATTTTCGTCGCCGGTGTAGACGCAGATCGCCGGCAGCTTGGCATCGTCGAGCGCATAGCGGCGCATCTTGTAAACCGAGGCCCCTGCGGTCGGCAGGCCGGTCACAAGGGTCGCTACGGCGTCCCTGATCTGCTTGCGAACGTGGGTCACGACTTCTCCAGCATGAGCGTGGTGACGCCAGTGCCGTCCTTCATGACGACCCGGACGGTGTAGGCCACCGAGCGGATGGTAATGGAGTCGCCTTCGGCTGCGCTCGCTACATCTGAGGTGCGGCACACAAACTGCGGCGCCGGGATGGTAACATCCATCATCTCGGTGACAGTGCGACTTGCCTGCGGCTCATCAAAGATGCCGTTGACGGTAGAGGGCGATCCGACCAGCGGAGTATATGTGGCAGCATCCCCGAAGTCATCGAGATCGAAGAACACTGCCAAGTCTGCGGCGGACTCAACGCCCATGATTAGCTCTTACGCGGACGACCGCGAGGGCGCGGATCACGGTGTTCGACCACCGGCCCACGGGCCACCACTTCTTCCGGTTCATCGTAGGGGATGATCTTGCCCTGGCTGATAAGCACACGGGCCTCAAATTCGGGAAGCGGGCCGCAAATCTCGCCAGCCTCAACGGTCCCATTCGAAGTAACAACGCCCTTGAGGCAAAGATACTGCATATCAGTCTCCAGAGAGAGAAGGGGTGGCCGGGACTTCCAACCGACCACCCCGCCCCTATTACACGCCGTCGTTGTTGTAGGCGAACGACACAGCGTGACGAACGGCAACATCGACCGACTGGAGGGCGACGATGCGAACCGTGCCCGAGGTCGAAGCGGTGTAGGGATCGACCGTCAGGTCCAGGCCGCCCCACATGCCGATCAGCAGGTCAGCAAAGTTACCGAAGTAAACGTTGCCGGCAGTGGCCTGCTGCGAACGGATGACGCGATAGCCATTGGCTTCGCCGCCTTCCAGAACGAACATGCCCGAGCCGCTGTCCTTGCTCTTGGTCTTGAGGCCGCCGTAGGTGGCGGCGTCAGTGATGTAAGCAAGGCTGCCCATCAGCGCGTTGTCTTCGGCCAGAGCCGTTTCCAGCGCAACCATTTCCGCGAAGGTCGGGACCGCAGCGGCGAACGCCGAGGGCTTGTTGACGCCAGCGGTGTTCAGGATGCCGGTCGGCTGGCCCGAAGCGCCCGAGCCTTCCAGACCGGCCTTGTCGATGGCAAGAGCCAGCGCCTGGGTCAGGTCGTCGCGGATCAGAGCTTCGATGGCCGGGGTCGACTGGAGGATCGCCTGACGGGTCATGTCGGTGTAGGCACCAACAGTCTTCGGGGCGAGCGTCACCTGCGCGAAGGTCGGCTCCGATTCGCTCGAAGCACCACCTTCGGTGCTGATCCACGCGGCGGTCGAAGCAGTTGCCTTCTTCGGGATCGCCACGTTGCCGACCAGACCCGGCATCATGCGGGCGCCGGCCTGCATGACCGACGAGGCGTTACGCAGAACGTCGATGAACGAGCCAGCCAGCAGGTTGGTCGCAACGATCTCGTTGTCGTCCGAGGTGTTGATGTCGCGACGCAGAACGTCGGTCGGGACCATCACGCCCTGCGGGGTGACGCCGTAACGCTTGCCAGCAGCTTCCGAGGCTTCAAACTCGAAGGCAGCCAGTTCGCGCAGCTTGCGGTCGCCGGGCGACATGAGCGAGGCGATGGCGCGCTGGAACGAGAACGAGCGGACTTCCTTCTTGGAAAGGCCGATCTCGTCGTTTTCCAGCGGCTTTGCGTTGCCGATGGCTTCGAGGACGATGCCACGGAACTCGGCAATCGACTTGCCTTCGCGGATGGCTTCGTGGGCGAGGTCGCTCTTGTTGTGGCGGGCGCCCAGAGCTAGGATTTCGGATGCGTTGCGGGCAGCTTCCTTAGCAGCATCAGCCCGAACGGCATCCAGGTTCACTTCGTCGGTCATTTTGACCTCCTTCTTGATGGATGGTTCAACGGTTAGTTTGGGTTCTGGCGCTGCCGCGCTGCGGCCCACGCCCACTGTCGGGTCGGCGGTGATCGAAACAACGGAGACTTCCAAGGGCGACCAAGACCGGACGTGGTATTCGTCCTTATTTGCTCGCTCCATTTTGTTGACGCGGTAGCCCACCGAAATGTTGCCCCGGATGCCGTCAACTACGTCCTGAAAAACCTCTTGGGCCAGTGCGCTGCGGCCAAAGCGAACCTTGGCGCGCAACTTCCGGTCGTCGGACAGTTCCACAGACTCAATTACCCCGATCTGCCGTTCCATGTCATGGTCGAGCAAAAGCGGGGCGCGGCCAGAAGCGAGGAATGCGAGGTCAATCGCTCCCGCTTCGTGGATAAGAATTTCCTTGCCAAAGCCTCGCTCAACTGGCAGTTCCGAAGAAACAGCGATGTCTACGGTGCGAGTCTTGTCGTCAACCTTACGCACTTCCATGGCGCAGGCTGCACGATGAATGGCTACTGGGTCCGCGCGATCTTCTATCACGGCCTCCCCGTCCAGCACTTCTTCGTCATTAACGTCCATAACGTCCTCTGGCAATTTGGCGCAAAATACTACCGCGCCGATAGGGGGTCAATGACACCTGCTAAAATACAGCAGAGATCAGGGCGATCAGTTCTTCGTCGGTCGGATCGTTCCACGCAGAGCGGGCGCTCAGTTCTGCGCCAGACTGCGCGATGGCGGGAGCGATCCGTGCCTCGGCGTCTATGTAGACCTCGCCGATAGCGGTGATGTTTCCAGCCTGGCCGCGACCGATGGCGGGGACGATCTGCGCCTCGCCGTCGTAATCCTCCTCTGGGACAGGCTCGTCCTTGAACCAGTCGAAGAAGATGGCGGGGCGGAGGCGGCGCGGCTTCTTGTAGCCGATGACGGAGCCGGCGGCTTGGATGCCTTGGCCCTGCCCACCGACCGACCCACCGAAGAAGGTGTTGGTATTGTCGAAGCGGCTCGACTGCGTGACCAGCACCGAACTGACGGTGAGCGACCCGCCGTAGAAGGTGTTGGCGTTATCGAAGCGGGCGGACTGGGCCAGAGTGATCGAAGCTGTGACAGTGCCGGCGTAGATCGTGTTGGCATTGTCCAACCGCGCAGTCTGCGTGACCGTAACCGCACCGGGAGTGATGGTCCC